ATCATCCCAATCGTCCACGACTGGCGCCACCGTCGCGTTCAGCCCTGCAACACCGTTTTTCATCACCCGCCCGGCCGTGGTGTCCGTGTCGCTCTGCGTAACCGCCGTGCCAGTGATCGGCACATCGACCTGCATCGCGGTCGTTGACAGCAGGACGCGCCGCGTGCCGCCCGCAGAAAATCCGATCTGATTGGCTGCGGCCCTATAGACTCCGGTGTCGATGTCATCGGCAAACGTAATTGATGGCCCGGCTGCACCGCCATTCGGCCACTTGCCAGCCATCGGGCCGTCAATGTAACCCTGCACGTTCGCGTTCCAGGCGTTGAGCTGGTTTGCAAGGGTGAGCTGAAAGCCCGGCGTCGGCTGTATCGCGTAGGATTGTGTGGTCAGTGTCGACCCGGCATAGGCTGCTGAAAGATTGACGGACGCATTACCACTGCCGTCGACAGTGAACGAAGCGATCTCTTCATCAAGCGATTGGCACTTGATGCGGTCGCCTGCCCGAACGAGGCTTGTCATCGTCGCGCCGGCGCCAGTAATCGTCGCCACGCTTTGCCCGTTCGAGATCGTCAGCGTTCCGGTTCTGAACCAAGCCATGTTTGCGCCCCGGCACTACATATAGACATTTAGACGGCTTATCGCACAATATGATGTGTTTCGCTAGGCGTCTTGATTGCCTTTGATGTCAAACATTCCTCAGGATGATGATCTGCAAGTCGCGGTGCACTCTCGGCAGGTACGAAGGGACCAAGCCGTAATCAAAGATGCGCCTTTTCACTTCGAGGGTGTATTTGACATCGTGGACCGCGCCTGAGAACAACTCGCTGGCGTTCATAAGCCTCCATCCGCCGTCTTGGACCAGCGCAACCTCTTTCGTCGCCAATGTTTCCGGGGCAGACCAATCTTCGCCGGATTCTTTCTTAGTGTAGCGCAGCGCGCGAACAGCTCCAGATTCGCTATACGAAAAGTTCGTCGGTGGCGGGTTTGGGTTTGCCGAAGTTTGATGCCAGTTCCGGTATTCCCCGCTCACCGAGGCGTGCAGCGCTTCACCCGCCGCGTTTTCGCCCATGACGACAGACAGGACTTCGGTCCATATGTCATTGCCAGCATAGCCTTCTCTCGGGAAATTCCCCATTTGCTCTGCTGTCGACTTGTGGATTGTCGCGCCTGGATAAATCGCGCCGCGCCTGACCAAGAGCGTGTTCAACTCGCCGGATCCGTCGCGACGCAGGATCCAGCCATCGCCATCCTCGCCTGCGACGAAGTTCTCAGACCTGATGTCGTCCTTGATCTTTGCGCTTGTGATTGTTGCGTCGCCGATCTGCGCTTCCGCTGTGATCAGGGCCTCTGTCGTGATCAGTTCCGCGCCGGTAATGGACCTCGGGGTAAGAAGGATCGCGCCAGATCTCTGCCGCAGAACAGAGACGTTGGTGGCGTAGACTGGCTTCGAACTTGCGGGCGTCAAAACGATGTCGACGACGAAATAGACGGCGTCGGACGGGGGCTCTGCGAATCCGCCAATATCCCGCCAGGTGGCGCTTGAAACAGCACCTGAAAACACTTCACCAGACAGGTATGTGTCGTCCTTGTCGTAGAATAGAACCTTCATGACAGCGGTCGCGCCGCTTACCGACCCACCAGATGCGGCCTCGATGTTCGCCGCGAGGCGTTGCCCTGGCTTGCACGCTATTTTCGTGCTCCGAACGGTTTGTGCGCCTGCATAACTCGGGGCTTTCAAGCAATACGAGGCGTTCGCCGTATCCAAGGCGGCGAAGCCGCTTTCCTTCGCGACGACTTCCGCATTTGAGCCTACGGTTTGCTCGAACCCACGCAGATCGCCCGACGCAAAATTCCAGTTCGGAAGAAGCTCGCCAGACCCATCAGTGACAACGAGTGTCGCCGCCGAAAGCGTGCCCGGAACTATGACGTTGTCGCCGAGAAGCTTCACAGCCGTGCCTGACCCGCCCCCTTCGTCATCCCAGGCGATGACCTCGATCCCTGCCGCGTTCCAGCTTCCACCGGCGTCGACCAAGGCGCTGAACCGCGCTACGGACCCGTCAAGTGTCGCAAGGGCGGTCTTCGAAACCACAACGGATGATGCGATTCCGCCCTCGATCGAGGCGTCATAGGTCTCTATGCCGACAGCGATCGCGTCGTCAGTCTCGACGGACGAATAGTAGTTCAGAGACAGGTTCGCGGCCACTTCGGCCACGGCTGTCACATTTTCGACCTTGATGATGTCGATTTCGCCAAGCACGTCTGCGGCATACTCCGCGCCATCAAACCTGATACCGCCGCGCACCCAAAACGCATCGGCCGGCGCCTCGGCCTCAGCAACGATCGTCACAAAGCCCCCCGGGATAAGGTTCTTTGGAACAAGCGTTCGCGTGATCCCAGACGCTCTGAAAGCCCCGTCCAGCCACGCGAATTGGAAAACCAGCCCGTTTGTTCCGGCCCCAAGGCCCGTGACTCTTGCTCGAGCCGTGATCCTGACGGTGTTGTTCTCGGCCACGGGCAGGACGCCCTTCGTCATCAACCTGCTACCAAGCGCGGCGGGCGGAAGTGTCTGTGAAGCCGTTCCCCCGTCGAATTCCCAGCTTGAAAGCGGGTCGGCAACATTGAGTGGGTTCCCAGATACAGAGCTTGTCCAGTGCGCGCCGTCATCCTGGAAGGTTGATGGCGGCGCCGACCTGTCAAGTACGGCCCTGAATGTGGTTTCAAGCCCGGCAATCGCCGAGTTTGTATCAGACGCAGTAAGATAGTCATTTGAAAGCGTGGCGCTCAGGTTGTCAAAGTCAGTCTCGAGATCCGTGCGGACAGCGGAGATCGAGGCGTCGACGGTCGCTTTCGTGTAATAGTTCGTGGTGAGGCTGGCGGCCACACCATCGATTTCAGATGAAAGCGTGCTGGACAACGAAGCCAGAGCGGTATCGACGGTTGATTTCGTATAGTAATTGGTGATCAGCGACGCCGAAACGCCATCAATTTCGGCAGACAGGGTGTTAGATAGCGAACTGATGGCGGCATCGGTTTCGGCGGAGGTATAGTAATCCGAGACAAGCCCTGCGCTCACACCGTCGATGTCGGCGGTAAGCTCGGTCCTGACCGCCGATACCGCCGCGTCCACGGTCGCTTTCGTGTAGTAGTTGGTGGTCAACGCGGCCGAAACGCCGTCGATGTCCGCTGAAAGCGTGTTGGACAGCGAAGCCAGCGCCGAGTCGACTGTCGACTTGGTGTAGTAGTCAGTTGTCAGGGTGGCGATCACGCCGTCAATATCGGCCAGCAAATCAATGGACAGCGCAGAGATCGCCGCGTCCACGGTCGCCTTGGTATAGAATGACTGCGTGACATAGGCGACGCTGGCATAGTCAAGATCCAGGTTGTCGATGCGAGCGATGGCACCGGTCAGCGATATAGTTAGGGCCTCAAGCTCATTGGCGGTCGCCACCTTGTCTTCGAAATAGGCCGCCGTCGAATCCAGATAGTCCGCACGCAATTGAAGGCGCGCTGTTGCTTCCGCGTGCAGGCCGTCTGCGGTGTCGGTCTGGATCTGGAACATCGCACCGGCGAAGGCTTCCGCGAGCTTTTCCCGGCCAAGATAGGCGCCCAAAAGGCTATCGAGCGTTCCGTACTCGAAGTCCTCAAGATCGCGATATGTGCCGAATATCGACTGTGTTTGCAGCAAGATCCCGTTCGCAGCGCTGATGTCGATCTCTGCCAGATCGAGCCGCGCGACAGCATCATCAAACTCGCTTTTCGCGGCCTTGAGCGTAATCGCCTGTTCGGCGGCGTCGAGGTCAATCGAAACCTGGCTCAAGGTTACGGTGATGCCATCGACTTCAAGTTGCGAAGCGGTCAGGGCAAGAGCCGCCTCTACGGCATCGAGGCTTATACCAACTTGGGACAGCCGGAATTCGAAGCCATCAAGGATCGGGATCTGTGTCGGATCAAGGACCAGGTTTCCGATCAGATCATTCACTTCGGAATATGTCGCGCGCAGGTCGATGGACGCTCTCACAGCGTCCAACTCTATCGAAACATCCCCGACCGATTGCTCCATTGCCGCGACAGCATAGATACGAACAGCGCCGTTCTCAGGGTCGACATAAAAGCCTGCGTCAGTGAATTTCTGCCCGAGAAGTGCCAGGTTCGCCCCTCCCTCGAGAAGCAGATTGTAGGCGTCTTCAATCTTGCGTTCGACATCAATGATCCTGGGGATATCAGCATCAAGGCGGTCGGTGATGGTTCCGAAGCGAGCCTCGATCTCTGCGTCTATGGCGTCAAGGTCTGCATTGATGCTGTTGATGTCGTTGGTGATGTCCTCGGTGATCTGTGCCAGATCGCCATCAATTTCATCGTGCAGGCCTTGGATTACATCGAGCGCGTCCTGAAACTTGCCCTGCGTGTCGTCGATGGCGGCATCAAGCAGGTTGTTCAGGTCGTTGATCTTCGTGTCGATGCGCTCGATGTCATCGGCGGCCTTGCCTGCGTCGCGTGCGGCGTCATCCAGGAGCCTGCGCAGGTCTCCGTCATTCCCTCCGATATCCTTGATCGCTGAATTGATGCGCGAGTCCACATTGGCCATAAGGCCGTTGAGCACCCCAGATTTCAGGTTGATCAGTTCGGACAGGCGAACGGCGCGGTCTTGCGCCTTTCCGCGAGAGCCGGCCAGAACCTCGAGGTCTTCCCTGAGCCTCTGGATCTGGTTGATGTCGAGCTTTCTTTGCACGGTCAGCCACCAGACAATTCTTCGATGGTTCCTGTCAGTTCGACCGAAAACACATCAGCCGTGCCCGTTATCTCTATCTGCCACTCGCGGGCTAGAAACCCGGCAGGCAGGCGCGCAACGGCGTTGGCGCCAACGACTGTCGCCTTGAGGCTTCCATCCGCATAAACCTTCGCGGTCGGCGCCCCGTTCGTTGTGTCAGCGACAATGTATAGGGCCCCGAAATTCGTCAGGGCTCCGGTTGTGGCAATGCCGCTCTTCCAGGTCGCCGACATGACATTGGCGGCATAGTCTTCGAAAAGCAGGACGGTAACGCCGTCATCATCGAGGATATAGAGCGAACCGGTCTCGACGTCATAGTGGAGGTCGATGCCGACTATGTCGGTGGTAGTGAAGTTGCGCACCCCTTCGGAAGAGAGGCCGATTGCCGCCATCTTGAAGGCCGCATCATCACCGACAACAGCGGTGTCTCTGAGGAACACATATCGGCCTGCGAACTCGCTCGCGACAAAGGTTGCGGGGCGAAGGGCGCGCCATTGCTCCCTGGTGAACATTTCTGTTGTCAGGATGTCACAAGTCGATGCCGTGATCAAAGCAAGCCCGTCATTCGATGGGTAGGCCGCAGCATAGCCAAGATCCACGATGCCGCGACGCGAAAGGCATGGCCGTGATCGCTCCATGCGTTCCATACGCATCGTGTCAGGCGTCAGGCCTTGCGCGACATATGGCGTGCCATCGGTCAGGATCGCCAGCGTCGACCCAAAAGCCGACAGGCCGACAATGTTGGTATCGACAGTGAGTTGATACCTGGTTGGCCATGCATGGGGCTTGTACGGCTCGCAGAACGTGACCTTGCGCCCCGCGAACGCTGCCATCATGCCGTTTGGCATCGAAATGATCCCCTCCATGTCATCTGGCGGTGGGTCATAGTCTGCACTGCCAATCACCTCGACGATCGGCGCCTCTTCGATGTCATGCTCATATGTCGTGTCGGTCGCGTCGATTTCCGCCACGAAATACAGGTCCGTCACGCCACTCAAGCTGGTCTCGGTCCTGTAAATCCTGATCTTGTCGATCAAGCGCCCTGCCGGTGCGGCGGTGAAGTTGTCCAGCTCGACAATCAGCCCGGGATACCAATCCAGCGCCTCCGACATTGGGGATGGCGGACTCTCTTCTGCAAGGCTGGTCACATATGTATAGGCGTAGAGGATCGCGCTGGTGAGCGTCGAAAAATCCTGCGTTACATTCATGATCGCGGACTCTGCGGCCTCGATCGGAACCTCGAGGTCATCGTTCCCGACCACATCGAAGGAAATCTTGTAATCCTCTTCATGATCGCCGCGCAGCGTCAGGTCGGTGAAGCGCAGCACGCCACCATCCGCGGTGATCGTGCGCGTGCCGCCAATGGCGCCACCGTAGCCGCTGGAAATGCTCACAACGACTTCTGTCGTGTCGTCGCCGTCGCAGAGCTTGTTCTGATTGTCGACGATGGCAAGCCCCGGCTGTCGGTAGAGCAACTGCCCAGACACGCCGCCCTTTGGCCACCGGATCAAGAGAAGCTTTTCAGGCTCCGTCCCGCCCGTCTCTGGAAGCCAGAAGGCGTCTTCTGGGTCAAGTGGCTCCACCGGGTCCGGAAGGTTGGTGAACGCCACGCCGGGCGCCCCCTCGGGGGCGGGCAGGGCCAGCGCGTAGTTCGCTCCCGAGTATCGCAGCTTCGGCGCCCCATCGCCGGTGAAGTAAAGTCGATCCTCGGCCACGGGACCGGGGGCGAATGAAACGTCCGGATCGTCCCAGCCATACCAGGCGTCGGCGTGACGGACGAACTTCTGCTGCTCGCTGGCGAAGGTGTATGCCGTGGAGGGGATCCTGATCGGCGCGATGCTGTCGCGCTCGAGCAAGGTGTTGTGAGCCACGACTGCGGCGCCACGCGGCAACAACCGCGGCTGGGCGCGCGGGATAGTGCCTTTGAAGTTGTCGATCTTTAGGTGCATGTTCGCCCGATGCGGTCAAAAGAATTGAGCGCGCGACCGCCTTGGCGCTCGTTGCTGCCCAATCATGTTGGAAGAGAAGTGCCGATTGCAGTAGGTTTCGAAGCGCGCCAGGTGGAACGCCGCGCGCTGCGGATCCGACCATTGCTGCTGCGGCATCAGAAGTGTTTTCGAAAGCGCGCCGGCTGCAATCGCCTCGCCCCACTGCGTCAGAAGGAAGTCTGGGGCTTGGTTCAGGTGGTCTTGCAGCGGCGCTGTGTTCGCTTCGTTGGCGAAGTCTTGTCCTTGGCGTGGCTTCAAGAACAGAGACAGGCTCACGGTACCGGCCGCCATAGGGAATATCGTCACAGTGTTTGGTGTGACCTGCGTGATATGCTTTGGCGCGCTTCCCTCGTAGAGATCGAGACCGCCTGGTGCGATCTCAGAATACTGCGTTGGGATCAGTTCGCGCCGGCCGATGGTGTCGCTCTCGAAAATCGCGAATTCGAAGTCATGAATCGCGGCATAATCGGGAGCGACAATCGGTTGGTGGTTCGCATCGGTGATCTCGACGTCGACAAGATGGCGCCAGCACCTTGTGCGTTCGCAAAACTCAATCGCGGCGAGCCTCAATTGCAACTCGATCAGCATGATCGGGATGCCCGGCGCATGGGGCAGAGCGAGCGGCAGGAAGGCAGACATGTCAACAGTGGCCATGACCGGCCCTCCTTATCGCATCAATTGCTGAATCGGCTCGCCGGTGCCTCCGGAGTCTTCGCGGACTCGAGTTGCGTCTTGACCCCGAGCGCGGACATGAACTGCTGAAAATGCGCCTGGGCGCGGTTCGCAGCACCGGGCACAGCGACGTCTTTGCTGAACGCTCGATACAGAACATAGTCGAGAATCGCGTTCTGATAGATGTCAGGCACAGGGACGTCGTCATCATACTCGTCGATGTCGAAGGGGTTCGTCGGCGCCGCGATGACGGTCGGAACCTTCGATGCAATGATGTCGATTGAACCGGTCCCGTCATTCCCGGGTACGACATAGAAGGTGCCCTGGTCATCCGTTTCGTTGATGTAGTGCGTGGCGTCCACGGAATAGGGCAGCGAGGCCGTCGCGTGCCAATTCGGAACCTGGATATCAAGCACGTCGCGCATGATGGGCGTGATCGCCTTGCCGCTAGTCGTGTTACGGATGACGCGCATGATCTGGTGATAACCAGAGGGAAGGGCCTGCTTCGTGCCCTCGGCGAGATCGACGGAGAGCGTGACGGCCGTCGCACTTGGCTTCGCGATTGCAATCTCGCGCGTCGCCGCGTTGATCCAATCCAGAAGCTCCGTGAGAGGCCAGCGGACGGACGCGCCGTCTTGCAGGATGGTGGATGCTTTGCGCATCACATCGGCGGCGGTGAAGGCCATTGTGGGCTACTCCAATTTTGCGCTCACGCGCGGTGATGGTCCGTTCAGACCGCGTTGTTCGCCCGATGTTCGGCGATGCTGGCAATCAGTGTTTCGATTTTCGAGGCAGGGTGCGGCTTGCGGTCAAGCTCCGCTTCGTAGGCCGCCATCAGTTCCGGGCGCGTCATTTCCGACAGCTCGATCTCTTCGTCGTCGCCATCGGGGTCTTTGTCTGTCGTGCCTTGCTCGATCGCGGCGACTGGCGCGACAGGGGCAATCTTTGCCGCGGGGGCTTTCGGGGCCTTGACGGGCTGCTTCGGGGCGGTCCCAACGGGCTGATAGCGCCGAATGCTCAAGAGCGTCGCAGCGTGGCTCTCATCGGCCACATCGGCGATATGGCGCGGATCCTCGGCGGAAGGGGCGAAGGTGTAGATGACAGTGCCGCTTTCGGACGGCATGGTCACGGCAGTTCCGCCCTTGCGACGGATGGTCAGTTCGATTTTCACGGCTTGGTCTCCTGTTGATGCGGATGGGGGCGAGCGGTCGCCCGCCCGCCCCCTTTTCACGTTCCCGTTCCGTCCCTCAGCCCGTTAACCGGGCCGATACATGACCTGCACGGTGAGTACCTTCGCCGCGCTTGCCGTCACATCCTGGTTGAGCTTGACGCCGATCGAGCGATGATGGTCAGCCGAGGCGATCGCGGCCATGTCGGCAAGCGTTCCATTCGCCTCTGCGCTGTGGGCCGCGCCACCGTCAACAAGCTCGTCGCCACTGGTGCGGGCGCTGTCGGTGCTCCCCAGATCGCCGCTCATGAACCCGATATCAGCCGTGACGCTGGCGCCAAGGGCCGTTGCGCTGGTCTTGACCGCCACAGGGACACAGCCCGCAGGCAGATAGCCGATCTCGATGATGTCGGTGTCGGACTCGTAAGCCTCAGCGAGGGCGTAGGAAAAAACCGCGCAGGCAACACACCCGGCGCCGTAGGGGATCGGCGCATCCTTGACGCCAGTCGCATAGTCAGTTTGCTTGATGATAGCCATTGGCGTGATCCTCAGGTCATTGTTGGCGTCAGGTCTGGCGCTTCATACGCCAGACCGTTCTTGTATCAGGCGTTCGGGTCTGCGGCCGCCGTATCGACGGAGATGACGCCGAAGTCACGGTTGTTGAACTTGGACTTCTTGACGCCGATGATCACGCCAGAGGCAATGTTCACCTGGTTCTTGTAGTCCTTGAGTTCTTCCTGCCAGTCGTAGCGCAGGCCCTTGTTCGTGCCATAGGCCAGAACCGCGGCCTGGCGGCCAAGGAACAGCGCGCGGGCCGCTGCCACATCGGCTCCAGCGCCATAGTCATCGAAACGGACCACATACTCGTGTGAGTGCAGCACCACATTCTTGATCATGCCAAGAGAGCCGGTAAAGAGCGGGTTCTTGCGGCCCTCTGCGCCTGCGGCGGCTTTCTGGATTTCGACCCATCCGTTCGTGTCGGCTGTGCGCAGATCATGTTCCTGCCACGGCGACATGACCATAGCGTAATGCTCGCCGCCCGCCATCGTAACCGGGACAACCTTGCTGGACTCTCGGTCATGGGCCTTCATCATCCGGGCGTGGGTCTCTGCCCGCTCGATGATGATGCGTGTCATCTTGTCGGCTGCCACGATGGTTGCCTTGGCGTCCGCGTCACCGCCATAAAGCAGATGTGCCGCATCCGGCGCGGAGAAGGCGTTCCCGGCAAACCCCGCATAGCCGGTCGGCTCGTGGAATTCTTCGTTCGCGCCGCGCGCGCCAGCGAGATACATGAAGATAAGTTGGTCGATCCAGCCAGCCCAATACTCGGACGAACGCCGTTTTGCGGTCTGCCGAAGGTTGTGGATGGTGCGCTTCGCCGTCATCCGGCCGCCCGTCGAGACAGGCATCCGGGCCTGGTCGATTTTCACGGTGTCAGAGTAGAATTGAAGCCGCTTCTCGTTTCCTTCGGCGATGTTATCGCCGGTGATCGGCGATCCGCTGATGTTGGCCGAAAGGTCGAACTGGACTTCATCCCCGGATGCAGACGAAAGACTGACATCCTCGTGAATGATGTTGTTCTCATCGCGGCCCATCATCTTGCGGCCCCAGAAGGAAAGCGGCTGAGTGTCCTGAGCAAGGGCGGAAGACCACCGCTTGATCGCACGTTGGTCGCCGACAGGAATGACGGTCTGAGCCATTTTGTGTCTCCAAAATACGGAGGCACATCCTGCGCCAATTTCCTACCCAATACCACATGCTGTTATTGTGTGGAATAGTAATACTACATGTTGCGATCTGATCGATATATTTTGACGCTCTGCGGCGCATCTATGCAAAGCTTGGCGCGTGGTTTTGATTGGTCTTTTCGCGCGATCATGTTGATATCGGGCCCGATCATGGCAGACCCGAATTCTGTCCGCACTTGCCCGTCCATGCCTGTAATCAGGATCGCAACCAGAGAGCGCGTGCTGGCCTCAACAGAAACGGTGTGGCTGTCGCCAACCTGCACCGTTTCTCCGTATTTCAAAGTGATGGCCAGCACTGGTCAGCCCTCAATAACGACCTGAGAGAACGGCGTCCCTGTCTTCCGCCGAGAGCCGGTTGTAGATCCGTTCCGACTCTTCACTGTCGGCCCGGTCCATCCTTGCTGCGATCTGGGCAATCCGGCTTCCCTCTGGCTCATTGGCCCCGGCTGCGGGGATCCCGGCAAGTGTGGGCGGGATCTCGCGTGTCGTGTGCTTTGGACGCTTTTCGTCCCTCACGAAGCCAGCGACGGACTTCCCGCGCCTTGCGGCGTCTGCGGCATAGAGCTCGCGCGCGGCGTCGAGTACCTGCCGATTGCTGAGACCTTTGTTCTCCGGATCGGACTGCACCATCTTGTTGAAGCGGTCGAAACGCTCGATGTGGTCCTGCGTTGCGAGTGCCGGATAGTCGGTGAAGAATGCCTTCACATCTATCTTGAACGCCGCCAGCCGCTTGCCGTAGGCCTGTTCCTGAGCAGCGGCTTGCTTTTCTTCCATAGCCGCATTGATGCGGCCGGTCTCTTCGGACAGGATTTCGCGCTGCTTTTCAGCCAATTCATCGCTGGTGATCTCACCATCTGCGAAATCATCTGCGGCAGACTTGAGCGCCTGCATCGTCTCTTCACGAATTGCCGCGCGCTCGGTCTCTGTCACGGACGGAGGCGGGTCGGCGTGGTCCGCTTCGGACACGCTTTCGGCCGCCTCGGCCTTCCCGTCGCCGGTCTCAGGCTCTGGTTCTGGTTCTGCACCGTCTTCGTCATCGCCTTCGTCATCGTCGGAAAGCGCCGCGAGTTCTTCATCGGTCAAAAGGCCCCTGAGCCTTTCGCGGTCATCGTTGAGCCAAGGCATATCGCCGGCCTGCCCATTGTCGCCATCGTCTTCATTGCCAATGGCAGCTTCCTCGGCCTCGAGTTCGTTGAGGGCTTCCGTCTCTTCATCAGTCAGCTTGCTTTTGTCGGGCACGTCACGGTCTCCTTAGAATTGTGGCCCTGGGGCCGGTGGACGGGTTGTCTGGGGTTGTGCGGGCTGTGCCTGTGCGGCCTGTCCTTCTCCAAGCCCCACTTGGCTCAGAAGCTCGTCGGCAGTCTGCGCGGCTCCGGGCGGGCCTTGCAGCATGGAGACGGCAAGCTCCAATGCCTTGCGCTTGGCCTCGAGGTTGTCGCCTGGGATCGATGCAATCGCCTTTGCCGCATCTGCGGAGCGCGAAACCGCAAAT